AGGCAGTGCTGGCCTGTGATTGCGACCATCAGCCCGGAACCCATTTTCACTATAACAGCCACGGCACCTATCTGGTCAGTGCCATGGTGCAGCGGGTGACGGGTCAGAATATTCGCGATTATCTAATGCCTCGTCTGTTTACGCCGCTGGGCATCCCGAAGCCTGATTGGGACTGCTGCCCGCAGGGCGTTTGCTGCGGCGGATGGGGGCTGCATCTTTCTTCTGACAGCATTTTGCGTTTCGGCGTTTGCCTGATTCAGGGCGGCGTATGGCAAGGCCGTCAGGTGCTGCCGGCGGAATGGCTTAAGCTGGCTACGGCGAAGCAGATCGACAATTCCAACGGCAAGCCTGAACCCGAAAACGAATGGCATCAAGGGTACGGGTATCAGTTCTGGCGCACCCGGGAGAACCGTTACCGCGGCGATGGTATGTTCGGTCAGCTGTGCATGGTCTCCCCGGACGATCATATGGTGGTGGCCGTTACGGCGGGCATTGACGATATGGGCAGGGAAATGAAGCTGCTCCATGATTTTCTTTTCACGGCAGGACGGATGGAACCCGGTACGGCAGAAGAACAGAAAGCGTTTCTGGATCGGGCGGCGCATCTGGCTTACCCATGGCCTTCGGACGACGGCTCCGGCACTGTTCAGCCAGGCGAGTATGTCTGTGACGAACTGACACTGACAGTAGGCGAAGTGCAAGACGGCGTGCTGCCGGTGAAAGTCGTTACGGCAGACGGAAATACGCTTTCCTTCTGCTTCGGCATGGGGGAAATCGCAGCCTATACGCGCCCCTGTTTTGCCCCGGGTGCGCCTGACCTGCATTGCATGGGCGCCTGCGGCTGGCGGCAGGGAACCCTGATCCTGACCGACCGCACGACGGAAGGCCCCTTTACGCTTCACGCTTCGCTTCGGATGGAGGACGGAGGCTGCGTATTGGAAACCAGTGGCGCAGGCAGCCCTAACAAGACTTTTGTGCTAAGAAGACGCTGAAAAGTTACAGAAAAAAAGGCCGGTTTTACATTTTTCCCTTCCTTTTTTTCTGCTTTTCAGGTAAAATGCAGAAGAAAATATGATTAGCAGCAGGTAGGAAGGGATTTTCATGTACGAAGTCATCGTGAATCCGGCAGCGCGGAACGGACAGGCACGCCAGATCGGCGAAGAAGCCGAACGCTATCTAAAGGAGAAGCAGGTAGATTTCGTCATTCGCTACACGGAATATCCTGGACACGCCACGGAGTTGGCGCGGGACGCCGCCAACCGCGGGGTGGAAACGGTGATCGCCATGGGTGGAGACGGAACGGTCTGCGAGACCGCCGCCGGGCTGGTGCATACAAACACCTCGCTGGGCATTGCTCCCGCTGGTACAGGCAACGATTTCATCAAGACCATCGGCACGCCCCGGAACTGGAAAGAAGCGTTGGACTTCATCCTCACGCATCCCGCGCGGCCCGTCAATACCGGCGAGGTAAACGACCGCTTTTTTCTGAATGTGTGCGGCGGCGGCTTCGATGTGCTGACCCTGACCTACGCGCCGGAGTATCTGCCCGCCAGCTTTGAGGAAGCCTGCCGCCGGATGGAAAATTTCATCGACCGGCTGCGCGCCGCCTGCAAGCGGGCCGACCTGCCCGCGCCCGCCTATATCTGGGTGACGGAGGGCGGCACAGAGGAAGCCGAAGCTGCGGGGGAAGCCAGGCGCTACCACCACCACGCCTTTTTGCGCTGTGCGCTGGACGCGCGGGCCATCACCGAGCTGTGGTGTACCGGGCGCGGCAGGCACCGCCGCCAGATGGGCAATGTTCACATGAGCCTGGCACAGCCGGAGCAGGGCAGCCTGGAAGCCTGGGCCGACTACTGCATCAAAACCAAGCACTGCCGCCGCAAGTGGCGGCAAAGCATCGGGCTGAAAAAGCCCGTTGTGACCGTGAACGACAGCAAATACACCCGCCGCGCCATTGAGCGCGCCGTGCGCACCGGCGAGGCCTACCGCCCCGCCTTTTGGGAGAAGGCCCACCCCGGCTGGCAATGCAAATCCATCCGCGTGGAATACAACGAGTACCAGCGCGGGTATTATGTCCGGCTGGAATTTTGGAGAGAGAGGAACACCCCATGACCGTGCCCTGTTACCATTGCCCCGACCGGCAGGCGGGCTGCCACGCGCAGTGCGCGGCATACCGCGCTTTCCGCGCCGAGCTTGACGAGCGGAACGCAGCCGCCCGGCGGGCGGCAGCCGTGAACGACGCCGGCGCCGCACGCGGGGACAAAATACGCCGTGACGTGCGCCGCCACGGCCTGAGCGGGAGGAAAAACCGATGAAAAACCAAACACCAAAAACCGCGCCCGCCGCCGTGGAGCTGGCGTGCATGCAATGCGGGGCGCCGTACCCAGCGCTGCCGGGCAGCAGCGGGCTGTGCCCTGCGTGCGCCAAAAAGGCGGCCCGCACGGCGGTGTGCGCCAAATGCGGCAAGCCCTTTGCCCTGCCGCGCGGCGGGCGCTGGCCCAAAACCTGCCCGGACTGCCGCGTCCCAAAGCGGAACCGCGGGCAGGGGCCGCGCGGGCAATACTTTGGCGATAAGGCCCCCGCGCCCACCAGCGCCGCAAGCGAGGAGAAAGCCCCGCCGCGCCGCAGGCCGAAGGGCAAAGGCCCCGGCGGCAAGCTGGGGGCGCTGCTGGCCGACCTGGACAAGGAGAACGCCCGGCGGGGAAAGAAGGGACTGCCGCCCCTGAGCTACGGAAAGTACGTGCAGCTGTTTGGGAGGTGATGGCGGATGCCGCGATACCGGCCCTATGGCCAGACGCGGGCGGTGTGCCCGTATTACCTGCGGGACAGCCGGTTAAAGATCAGTTGTGTGCCGGTGACGGAGCAGGCGGCCTGCTGTGCCGTGGAGTTTGACAGCGAGCAGGAAAAGCGCAGATACATGCAGGAGCACTGCTTTAAGCGGCAGTGCTGCTGTGCTGTGCGCAGAATGCTGGAGGGTGAACAGGGCGGAGGGTTCGCGGAAGTTCGCCGGTGAGAATTAAAAATATTTCCGCGCGCGTGCGCGCGAGGGCAGGGGCGACCCTGCCCTTTTTGAGTTTTTGGGGCAAGTGGGGGCGCGGAAGGGGCGCGGCGGCTGGTACATTGGACAAAAGGGAACGACAGGAGGGCGGCGGCGTGCGATACCGGGACAACACGGTGAAAGGGACCCGGCGGGGCAGCAAATGGCCGGAAGCGGTGAAAACCGCCTGCATGTGCGACCTGCTGACGGACAACAACCTGAGCGTGGTGGCGCGGCGGCACGGCGTGCCGGAAAGCACGCTGCGCACCTGGGAGCGCCAGGCGCGGCGCAAGACGCCGGGGGAACAAAAAAGCCTGTTTGAGGCGGCCAGGGAGCAGGAGCTGCGAGAGCTGAACCGCAAGGCGAGCGCGGCGGCCAACAACAGCGCGGACTATGTGCGCAGGCGGCTGGAACGCAACGACCGGGACACCGAAATTTACGAGTGGGCGCTGCGGCGGCTGAACGAGCTGGACGGGGTGATCCCCTATGATGGGCCGGACGACGCCGAATGCGAGGCGCTGGGGCCGGTGCGCGCCGTGCGGCCGGAGGAACCGGGCGAGCGGGAGCGGATGCAGGCGCTGATGGAGCGCAACCGGCCCATGAGCGATTTTGCGGCGGTCAGCTATATGCGCGGGCTGGTGAGCGTGACCGAGCGGGTGAGTAAAATGCTGGGCGACGGAGCCGAGGACAGCGGCATTGTGGTGGTGCTGCCGGAGGACAAAGGGGCGTTTGAATGACGTATGCCATGTGGGATACCATCAGCGCAAAGCAGATGGAGTTTATGCGGCGGCGGGAAAAGTACATTGCCTACGGCGGGG